AAGGGTCCGTCAGGACTTGCTTTTTTTTTCCCGCATTTTAGTGGTTTTGGTTTCGTCGATGACTTCTTCCACAACCTTTGGATTCACTTTAGCATAAGCCTCCAGCAACGAATTAGTCGTTTCTTCACTGCATATACCAGCAAACTCAACAAACTGGTCAATAGTGATCAAAGGGTCACGAGTATCGGGGTGAACAATGCATGGAACCAGCATGACAAACAGTCCGAGATTTGACTTTTCATCTTCAGATAACCCATCAAGTTCTCTAACATGCTTTGCCAATCGATCACGGTATGCTCGACACTTACCTGACAGTTCTGATACCACCATTTCTGCGTCGTCACCGAACTGAGGAACTTTCGCCAGTTCGGTTTTCAACGGGGTAACTGCTGCTGGATTGAAATCAGTTACGATCATGATACAGTGACCTCCAAAGTACCAGGAACACCACGGATTTCAGCGGTGATGGTGGCAGTACCGGCGGAAACACCAGTAACCAAACCGGCAGTGTCAACGGTGGCAACAGCTTCGTCTGAAGATGACCATAGGATAGTACCTGGTTCGTTTTCAAGCATTGGCACCCACGATGCGGTTAACTGTGTAGTAGCTGCTGCTGCAACAGTTGCAGTACCAGAAAGATTAACGTCCATGATACAGAATGAGTTCTGTTTACCGTTAACAGTAAACATCTTCCAGTCTTCTTGGGTGGCTTCATCCCATTGGAAGCCTAGAGATTTCCACAAGAAGCCGTTAACGTCGTTATCGGGCCATTTAACACGGATGTTGAACTCTTCACGGTTCTGACAACGAGTGATGAACGCTTGCTGTAAGACGTAATCATCATAATGATCGTCACCAACATCTTGGAATGGAATATATTGAGCACTTAGGTTTTTATCTAGTGCGTCAGGTAAAGAGTCACCATACTTTTTCTTCTTGTCAGAAAGAGTGGTTTTCTCTTTCGGATCGGCCATATCACCTGTGGCGCCCATACCTGTAATCTTAGGTACTACTTGCCAAATGCCAGAGCCGATTGAACCGGTTTCCATTTCAACAATGGTGCCGGCAACTAAGATTACGTCATCACTCATCTTTATGTTCCTTATCTTGGATAAAGGGTTATGTCAACGAATGCCCGAACCACTGGTTGTTCTTCGGATTCTTTCGCTTCTTTGTTAACTAAATCCGCGTAAATACGCTGAAAGTCATTATCGCTCGTATTATCTAGGTTTTCAAGTTCAGTGATAATGGCATCACGGCGGGCTTTAGACGATGCCACAATGGTAACACGCCATACTCCAGAACGCTGCGTTTTATCACCATTCAATATGCGTCCAAACGGATTGGCCACATTACTGATAGCAACACCTTCAGTTACCGACTCAGGAACCAGGTCGCTATATACTGTGGTCGATAGATTGGCTTTTAATAGCGCTATTAATTTGGTTTCGTTGCTCATAGGAATACACCACGGTTACTACCCCTCATTTGGATTCCCTCATGGCTGTGATAATCATACCGTTACGGTCGGTACTGTTACGTGTGTGACGGATAATGTACTGGTTCCCATTCCATTCGATATACTGCTCGTTTGTAATACGGTCATCGTACCAGCAAAGCACTGTGATCACTTCACTGGTCACCTCAGTGCTATATGCAGAGTTCTGGTCACCAGACTTAACCTGCACTTCACAGAACATGTTCTCGATTAACATGCTCGGTGGCAATGGGTCACCGTAGTCATCGGTTTCACCCGGTAATGCCGGTGTGAGGATGTTCACCACATGACGTAAGCGGCTGGCCGTAATGTTAAACGACATAGTACTTATCCTTGTTTAACAACGCCAGTGCACCCAGTGGGAAGTGTTCAACACTCATACCGAGGATCAGGTCTTCACGGTTATTGTAGAATGTCGAGATCATGATTTTAATGGCATGAAGGGTGTTAACAGGTATAGTGGTGTAACCCGCATCAAAGTCGATTGTAACCTTGCTGAACTCAGTTGTGGTATCGGTGATGACCACTTTCTCGGTAATATCATCGAACTCATATTCGGTGGTTTCGGTATCGTCGAGGAACACCGAGTTAATAGTGGTTGGATTACCATACGGCAACATAATTTCACCATTGTAATCTTCGACCACACATTTCACGTTACCAGGTGATAATAGTTTACGGGTATAGTCCTGTGCATTTCGAGCACACACTTCAACCAACGAGGTGATATAGGCATCCTCAGCCGTGTGACTTACGCGACACTGTAACTTAGCATCTGCGAGGCTTATCACGCTTGCCAACGAGTCCTGTGTGATTATCTTACTATACACGGTGTTAACTCCTATACCACGAATACCATGATTATTGCATAAAAAAAATACCCCAGCAATGCCAGGGTATTTGGGTTACCTAGTGAATACGTACTTGGTCTTACCACAGTCCCATACACGAGTGTAACCGGCTTTTTCCATCATTTGTGACTCACTTAATTCCTCTGAATAAACATCCGGCAGTTTTCGCTTTATCTGCGCTCTACGGAAGTTAAACTTGTGATACCTGACAGAACCTTTGACATACATATAGTCAGGTGGTATTTCACAAGCTTTAATGAAACCAGCTTTTTCATACGATTTACCTACATAACGAGATTTATCTAAGAAAGTGTAGATTTCAGTATTGTGGATTTTATGGAAATGTTTAACACACTTACCAAGTGAACCTATGACTGGCTTACTTGAACAATGTCGAACCAACTCATATTTATCACTGCGTTTAGTGAAGCAGCTAACGGTAACTATTTCACCCTTATAAGCTAAGCATACAGCCTCAGAAAATACAGTTGAACCTTGGATATGGTGTAAGTCAAGAAACTCACTAGCCTGTTTTTTACTTATTGTGGCTAAAGTACACTCACGAGCATAGATTGGGGTATATCTGGATACTCCTAGTTGATATTTAAGAAATTCAATTTGAAGTTGTTTATTCCGGTTCCAGTCATCCTCCCATATGTGAATAAGACGATAACCTTTGTTGGCACACATTTTACTTTTATTGTAATGATACCACTTGTCTTTTCCATGTTTCTCGGAATGCCAGATTAGCCCGTTGTACTCGATTGCGATTTTGAGACTCGGGATAACAATATCTAGTTCGAGCGGTTTTATAAGAGTTCTATCATTATGGTAGTAATCTATACCAATAGAATCTATGACAGAGCGTATTTCACTTTCGGCGGCTGATAAAACCCAAGAACATCTAGGACACCCTGTATTATTAAAAGTATGGTCTGATGCGCGTTGGATAAATATCCCATGTTTGGGGCATTTAATTGTCATAAGATCGGTAATTGACTTGTAATCACTTTTTAAATACTCATATTTATTACCATGTACGTCCTTTGCTCTCTTTACAAATTCTTTGTAATCAACTCTTATCTTACCTCTACGATTTATCTTTCCACACTCTGCACATCCTCTACCTTTCATATGTGATGATGCTTCTTGCTCAAACTTACCATGTATCGGGCATTTTATTGTTACTTTTGCTTTATTCGAAGTATAATGTACTTCGGAATAGTCATACTTATCACCGTGAACCTTTCTAGATAACGCTATAAACTTTTCAGTGTTTAGTTTTAACGTAACTCCATGACCAGATAAATGATTTGCAGGGGTTTGTTCGAACCAGCCGTTTTCTGGGCAACCTATAATTACCTTAACACGATTACCTCTATAATTTACTCTACTGTAATCATATTTATACCCATGTACTTTCACAGCTTTTTCAATAAATGCAGTGTTCTTATTCATAATATTTCTCTATGGTTTATTTTGTAAAGTATACACCGAAAAAGAACACATCGACAATATTATCAACAAAAAAAAGCCACCTCGAAAGGTGGCTAATATTATTTACTGGTTATTATACTACAGTGTCATTGGTGGTTGCTGCTAGAATCAGGATTGCGTCACTACGTTGCACCATCTCGAAGAACTCTTTCTCGGTATAAACCAAGAGGCCGCCCTTCTTAGTGTATGGGTCCAATAGCATCTGGTCAATACTGCCAGCATTGTACGCAAACGCTGCAGACATATTGCCGAAGATAGCAAACAGTGAGTTAGCGGCAACATCCGGCATGGTATCATCGATAATGACCGGATAACCTTCCAGAACCAAACGACGGCCAGGTAAGCCTTCGATATAGTCATATTGGAAAATCGGTTTACCGTCAGCATCACGTACCTTCTGGAAGATACCTTTAGTCTTACGGTTCATATACCATGCTGCGCCGCCGAGATAACGGGTTGGCAGAGTGTTGGTAACATCGATGACGAAGTCAACAATCGCCTGGTCATCGATACCAATGGCACCTGACACACCCGTACCATACGCAGGGAAGAAGTCAGGGTTACGAGTACCAGTAGCCTTCCATGACTCACCAGTAACATCAGTGATATCAACACGATTGGACGACAACATACCACGAGCGTTTTTACCAGTACCATCACCGAATAACAACTGGTTAGCCAGATACACGCCGATTTCTTCACCAAGAGCCATGGTCAAATCACCGTACACGTCAATATCAGTACCCATAAGGGCTTCATTGGTGATATATGGTGAAGCGTACAACTTGAACTCTTTCGACTTAACTTCAGCGTATTCTTGGGTAGCTGTGACTGTAGGGACAGCACCAGCGACATTTTCAATGCCTTCAGCAACCGCTGGCCATGAAATACGGATAAGCTGACGGTAGTCACGAGTGATACCGGTCTTATACATGATCTGGCTGGCGATAGGACTGTATTCACGAGCAATATCCATCACATCCATTGACAGAATTTCAGCTACAGCGTAACCGCCTTCTGCCGGAGTGCTGATATTCAAGGCTTTGATTTCAACGTCAATCTGTTCACGGGCAGCGCCCATGATGTCGCCCTTGGTTTTACTGTTGGTTTTAATAACAGTAGCAAAGGCTTTACGGGCAACTTCACGTAGCGCTTTTTTCTGTTCTTCATCAGTGATCGCCAGCACAGGTGATTTTTGCTTAGAACGCAAATCAGAGATCTCATTTTCGAGGTCTTCCAATTTTTGTTTAGCTTCAGGATCACCAGCATCAAGTTTAGCTTTGAACGCTTCAACTTGTGACTTCAGTTCAGTGATAGTGGACTCAAGGGCAGCGTTTTTAGTTGCCTGAGCTTCATATTTCTCGGTCGCCTTCTGGATAAGCGCCTGTAATTCCGCAATGTCCATAACAGGACTCCTTTATTAAGTGGTTTGAGAGTTATTACGCTTATCCAAGCGGTGACTCGTGTGTCCACACTGTCGCATAAATATTACTTAAACAACGACGAACCTTCAAGTATTGATTTAATTTCAGTTAAATCAGGTTCTTCGGTTGGTTGATAACAACTGGTGATACGTTCAATTTGTTTCTTACTTAAACCATGGGGTAGTGATTTCAATAACTCACGCAATTCGGCCTTGGTCGGCATCTTACCATCATCCATTTTGGACTTAATATCCTGCAACAAAGATTCTTCATTGCAAGCATATGTCACCCATGAGATCTCTTTAATATCGATTTCAATGAGGTCGTTGCAGCGAGCTTCTTGGTTCCACTTTTCCTGAATAACGTAGTAACCAATACTGAATGAGTCGAGAGCACCATCTTTGGCCAAGGTTTCAATATCACGACCCATACTGGTATCAGATAATCGACCTTTTAACCAAAGTCCTTTTTGGTCTTCCTTCATTTCAAGCCAGACACCGACAGGCAGATCGTAAGCTTTGTGCATCCAGAACATTTTAGGCATTGTCCCATTCTTCATGTGGGTTTCGATACTATTCTGGTATGCACCATCCAGTGTACGGTCAAGCGCATGGTCGATATTACCCTTGGTATTACCGTAACAGGTAAATTCACCGGTGGCTTTATCGTATTTGAAGTCAGTTACACCAACTTCTCGGTATTGTTTAGTTTTCATTGGTGTTACCTCCGTTGGTGCCATTACCGCCATAAAGTTGAGCTTGTATCGCAGGGAGGTCATCCCATGTGCCATACGTTACGTTGTTATTGTCGATACCGAATACATCACCACCGTCAACAGGTTCCATGCCGAGCATCACGCGACCTTCATTAACGGTTACTAACCCTGCTTTAACCTGTTTCTCAATCGCTTCACCAAGACGCCAAGGGGAACCCTGGTAAAACGCATTCCTGTCAAATTGAACGTGCATACCTGTCGGCAAGAAACGGTTAAACTCACCCTCGAATTTACGCAGTATCGGATTGATACCGCTGTTCATGTAGGCTTCATCGAGTTTGGTCGGGTCGCTTACCGTAGTACCTTTATCTGAGAAACCGACGCGGTGTGGTGGCACACGAGTCATTCGGCAAATACGGTCAATGGTGAATTGACGGTGACCAAGTAATTCCTGTTCCTTGCTGCTTAACTGGAACCAAACGGGTTCGAGGCCATTTTCAAACAACGGGATATTCTCGAAACCGGTTGGACCGCGCATTTTCTTGAAATCATCTTTAAGGCGCTGCACCGCGTTGGCATCATTAAACTGATTAGGTGTTTTAAGGCCCATCTGAGTAGTCATACCTTTTTCTTGGTTATTCTTGTATGACTTATCCTGTGCTAGCGCGATCCCCAACTGGTTAGCACACTGATAGATTGGATTAGTCGGATGAATACCATCGGTACTGAACAAGGTGATGCGAAATAACTCACGATCATCAATAGTGAGTTGTGGGCGACCGTCATTCAACGTATATGTCCAGTACACGTTGCCGTTCATGTCCATGTTTGGGACAACTGAGCCTTGATGACGGAACGGGATAAACTCCATCACGGCACCACGGTCATTACGAGGAGCATACGCATAGAATGCACCACGGCGCTCCAATACTGCCGCGGCCATTTCCATGAACTCAATGATTGACTGGTACTCGTTTGGTCGCTCGGTAAATATCCGCTTGCTTCGACCCTGCTTCATTTCACGGCGAGGGTTTTCACCTTCTTGGGTAAATAGTTTCAGAGGTAAAGAACCAATGGTTTCAGCCTTATCCCGGATGCACGAGTAATAGGCTTCAATCTTCATGGCCGAATCTGCCGACACTGTGCCAGTACCATATCGTGTGGCGAGCATATCGACGGTGACGAGGTTACCTGGGTCCATCTTGATATTTAAGTCTGGCCCATTAAACGAGGGTTCGACCTTCTCAGCGGTATTTTCGCTGGTGGACGAATTAAACCAACTGAGTAAGTTCATATTGATAATAATCCTCGTTCTTCATAAATATTACGATCCGGTTTAATCAGAGTAGCACCAGACAATCCGATAATAGTGGAAATTAACGGGTCTATCTTATCGATCTTGTCGTTTTCACGATAGACCTTCATATTATTTTCCATTGATAACCGCATCATAGCACATTCACATGCGTACTCAAATAACACACTATCGAATCTCAGTAAACCCTCACTGATAAGCCCTTCAAGGATTTTTGATGGTTCCGACATGTTACCAGTACCCTGTGACACCGAGATCACCGGTATGTTTTCATCATCCATATCTTCACAGATTGACCGCATGTGCCAAGGGTCATAATAGAATGCCACCGGGTTAAGCTGTTTGTTCAGTTTCCTGATATATAATTTAACATCGTCATCCCGAACAGTCGGAGTATTTATCGGAGTGAGGTCACCGAGTTCGATAGCCTTCAGATATTTCTGGTGTAAGAATGCTGTGACCCCATCAATGGTTTTCTGTGGCAATAGGTTTACAAAGAAAATGTCGAGACCGCCGTCGTCCATCGGGAATAGTATTGCGAAACTGGTGATATCGTTCACACGGGCGCGGTCGATACCGATATAACATTCACGGCCACGATATATCGGGTCAAGATATGATTCACCACGAGGTTTGTCACACGCTCTCACCTCATCCATGTCGAGCCATTTGTCAGAACCTGATACGAATAGATTACAGTGCTTTGTGAGGAAGTTAGCCTTCTCAGCAACCGACATACACGCCTCAGCGTAACGGTCACGGAGGTATTGCAGTGATGGGCGCCCAAACGCTAAACCAGGGTTTGACTTGAACCAAGTTTTCTCATCGGTCCAATCGTCACCCTTGTCAATCTCAAAAATAGCGTAGAAGTAGTTATCCTGAACGGTATCATCGTCAGGGTTAAGAACACGCTCACCGTTCTTGTAGATATCAGTACACAGCCCGTCGAGGATGAACCCGGCAGTGGTGATTACAGAAAATAAAAACTCACCTTGGTTCGAACCGAATGCCGAAATAAGCACACCATACAGGTTACGGTCCTTAATCGCGTGACATTCATCGAGACACGCTGCAATAGGGTCAAGACCGTCAAGCGAGTTACTATCACTGGCCAATGGCTTAAACTCACCATCGGTGCCGGGCATACGGATATCGTTTGCGCGAGGTTGGAAGTATTCCTGTAGCCTCGGCGATAACTTAATCATCTTCCACGCTACCGACCACACCTCTTTAGCCTGATCACGTTTTGTAGCCAATGAAAATACGCGGGGGCCATAACCAGCCTTGAACATTAGGTATAGTTTGATACCGGCGATAAACGTGGTTTTACCAAATTTACGCGCCACCAACCCGAAGAACTGGTTAAACCGCCTAGTTCCAGCCCAACGGGTCTGAATCACCATACCGGTAGCATTGTCAGTCTCGTAAGCATCTTCTGACCAGCGCCACGCAATGAGTGAAGCGGCCATCCATATCTGACAGGGGTCGAGGACTGTTGGTGTTCCTGCTTTTGGTCCTTTGATAATTGGACAGAATCGGA